GTGTCACCATTTAAGCATCAGATCAGGGGCTACAACATGGCACTAATGGTTCTCGGGCTAATTGAGCCTCCTGCAAAATAAAGGAGACTGTGATGAAAAAGACTAAGAATTATCAAAAGATAATAAGCCAATTGGAAAACCTATATGTTCATGTGTCAGAGATGGCTCAATCAGATGGTGGCGATGTTTGGATCAAGGATAAAAAAGCGTTGCAAGAAGCGATAGGAATTATTGATGATTACGAAAAGGCCACAGAGCAAACAGCTCAACTGGTGCAGAGGTACGAGGCAGGGGCAAAGGTTATACATAGAGACATGGATATATATACTTGCCCTAATTGCGGTAGAAGAGCAAGGCATAATCACGCATATTGCCATTGGTGTGGAAAAAAATTGCTATGGGAAGGAGTTCAAACTCCACGAAAAAGGAGAAAGAATGAGAAATAAGATAACAATGGGCTCTCTCTTTAGTGGAAGCGGTGGATTTGAATTGGCTGGTCAAATGGCAGGCATTGTTCCTGTTTGGGCAAGTGAAATAGAACCGTTTCCTCTACTTGTCACAAAGAAACGATTCCCAGACATGCTGCACCTTGGTGATATTAAGAAAATAGATGGAGGGAAGATACCTAAGGTTAAAATAATAACCGGTGGATCACCTTGCCAAGATATGAGTATAGCTGGAAAGCGTGAAGGACTGGATGGATCACGAAGTAATTTATTCAGAGAACAGATAAGAATAGTAAAGGAGATGAGAGAAAGTGATCAGGCAGCAGGAAGATCAGGAAAGGAAATCAGACCACGATTCATGGTCTGGGAGAATGTCCCCGGAGCATATTCGAGTAACAAGGGAGAAGATTTCAGATGCGTGCTCGAAGAAATCTGCAGAGTTGCAGATGCAGAAGTTTCTATTCCTAGACCTCCAAAAAATAAATGGAGCAACAGTGGAACAATCATGGCAGATGGTTACTCCGTGGCATGGAGAACACTTGATGCACAATACTGGGGAGTGCCCCAACGAAGAAAGAGAATCTACCTTGTCACAGATTTTGGAGGTAGATCCGCACCGGAAATACTATTTGAGCAAAACAGCTTGCGAGGGGATACTAAAGAGAGCAGCAAGGAAAGGAAAGACACTGCCACAGGTGCTGAAGACGACTCTTATAAATCAGATGGAGCAAATGACGAATGCTTAAACAGTAGTATAAAAGCGTTTCATATCACTCAAGATCCAATAAGTATGAAGATTTCGCCTTGTTTGACACAAGGGAATTCAAATACAGGGCAAGCAACTATAGGAGTTGTAATCCCAGTAATGGATAAAGCTTCAAGGTATAAGAGCCAAAAAACAGCAAACGGCTTTGGAGTAGGAGATGAAGATGATCCTGCCTATACCTTAACCACAGCTGATAGACATTCAATTGATAGGGCAGCATTTAATCAAGGTATAAATGCGAAGTACGACATAGATATTGCAAAAGACATTGCACAAACAATAGTTGCAAAGGGTCCAGGCGCAGTAGCACACGAAACATACGCTATGCAAAGCTTCGGAGAATACAAGTATTCGGGCAAGGCTTCTTCAATCAAGCAAAGGGACTTTAAGGATGCTACAGATTTAGTTGTGGTATTTGAACCCGGAACAGTTTCCAGAGTGGGTGGACATTATTATGAAGATGGGAAGACAGGTACGATCAGAGCAAAGCCGGGAGACAACCAGCAGACGATTATAAATGATTACATAGTACGCAGGCTGACACCGACAGAGTGCGGAAGACTTCAAGGATTTCCGGATGGTTGGACTGACAATCTTGCCATAGCAGAGCCTAGGGAGGACGATATCCTGTACTGGAGAATGATATTCAAGGAACATGCAGAAGCACTTGGAGAAAAGAAAAAGGAAAAGACTGACAATCAAATTAAAAAGTGGCTGCAAAATCCTGAAAGCGATTCGGCAAAATATAAAATGTGGGGAAATGGAATAGCTTTGCCATGTGCCGAGTTTGTAATGCAAGGAATTGCAAATGAACTACAAAGGAGAAATATGAAGCAAATAACAATAAATGTTCCGGATGGAACTCAACTACTGCATGTATTGGCGGTGATAGATAAGGGTGAAGAAATCCACTATGAGGCAAAGTTCTGTGATTTAAGGGATGGCAAGTCGGAATACACTTTGAACTCATGTAATAAAGAAGGAGAAGGAGAATAAAAATGGAAGAAAGTAAAAGAATTATAGAGATTGATGGTGTAAAAGTAGAGATAGACCTAAGAACAGCAAAGAGGGTAGATTCATTTAAGGTTGGAGATAACATAAAAATTCTTGATAAAGAATACGACACTTACAAAGTGAAGCCGGGTATAATAGTGGACTTTGCAGAGTTTCAAGAACTCCCAACAATAGTAATTGCGGTTTTTGAGGAAGGTTCATGGTCATCCACTCCGAATATTTCATTTATTTATTACAACAAAAACACTTCTAAAAAAGTGGAAATAGTCTCATGTTCTGAAGATGAAATAAAAGTAAGTAAAGAGGGTGTCATTGAGAGATTTGAAAGAGAAATTCAGAAGAAAAAGAATGAATATGAGGATTTAAAAAACAAACTTGAATATTTCAAAACACATTTTCTTAAGGTATACAAAGAAATATAAGGCATAGGAGAATAGTAATGTTTGAGAAATTATTTGAAAAATACAATCAAATTATATTTTTTGACACAGAAACAACAGGATTTAATCCTGAAAGTTTGGATCAGGTAATAGAACTAGCAGCCATAAGTATTGATAAGCATGGAAGGCAACAAGAGATGGATGAATTCATCAAACTTTTCAAAATGCCTGAACTTCCTGCAAATATTACAGAATTAACTGAAATAACTAATGAAGCTTTGTTAAAGGGTAGAGATGAAAAAGATGTAATTCATGAATTTATAAACATGATTCAATATAGTGGAAAAACTCTTTTAATAGCACATAATGCTCAGTTTGATCTTAAATTTATTGTTTATGCAATTCATAGAAACAAAAATAGAGACTGGATGCAGATATTTAATGATTGTGACTATCTTGATACTTTTACAGTTTATAAGGACCGCAGGCAATATCCGCACAGATTAGAGTCAGCAATAGTACAGTATCACCTGATTAATAAAGTTAAAAATAGACATAGAGCTATAGATGATTGCAGGGCACTTATTGAAGTAACAAAGTGCATGTATGAAGAAAAAGAAGACTTGGATAGATATGTAAATCTATTCGGATTTAATCCAAAGTACGGTCCTGATGAAAAGCGACTGAAAAAAGTAGTATATATGAGCCAAAGCATGGATGCTTATTTGGGCAAACCATTATATGAAACTATAAAAAAGGGAGTATAGATGGGCATACAAAATAAAGGATTTGGATTCCTATTTGAAATGGGATGTGGGAAAACGCTCACGGCAATAGCCACACTTGGTACAGCTTATAAGCTTGAAAAAATAGAAAAAGTTCTGATCATAGCACCCACATCAGTATGTAGCGTGTGGCCTAAAGAGTTTGACGATTATGCAGACTTCAAAACCGTAGTAAAGGTTCTTTTAGGAGATAAGGATAAAAGAATCAAAGCACTCTCTGACTTGGACAGTTTTCCTTTTAAGGCATTAAAGGTGGCCGTGATTAATTATGAAAGTACATGGAGAGAAGATATATTTGAGGCTTTATACAACTGGGATGCAGACATGATTATATGTGACGAGAGTCAAAGAATAAAGACTCATGATGCTGAACAATCTAAAGCCATACACAAGCTTGGTGATCAGGCACGATATAAGCTTATTCTGTCAGGTACACCGGTACAGAATAATGCTATTGATTTGTACAGCCAGTACAGGTTCTTAGATCCGACAATATTTGGAACGAACTTCTATCAATTCCGGAATAAGTATGCGATTATGGGTGGCTTTAACAGGCATCAGATAGTTGGATATAGAGACCTCGACCAACTTATACAGAAAGAACACTCAATCGCATACAGAGTTACAAAAGAAGAAGCTCTGGACCTACCGGAGCAAACATTCCTTGAGAGAAGAATAACTTTGACTCCGAAAGAGAAAAATATCTATAGCAAGATAAAGCGTGAGAGTTTCGCAGAGCTGGATGGTGGTGGAAAAGTTACAGTTACAACTGTACTCACTAAGCTCCTAAGATTACAGCAGTTCACAGGTGGTTTTTTAGTAGCTGATGGATCCGAAAAGGCAGAGCTTGTTAGTAAAGGAAAGCTTAATGCTTTAGAGGAGATCATAGATGACTATGTGGTAGATGCAGGAAAGAAGCTTGTAATCTTTGCAAGGTTTAGACCGGAGATTGATCTAATCAGTCAAATGCTTACAAAGAAAAAAATCAAGTATGGAGCTATATATGGGGATGTAAAGCTGGAAGATAGAGGAGACATAGTAAAAGATTTTCAGACAAAGCATGATACGAAAGTATTCCTTGCACAGATTGATACTGCAGGACTTGGAATCACTCTGACCGCTGCTGATACCTGTGTGTATTACTCGGTAAACTTCAACTATGCAGCGTACTCACAGAGTCTCGCCAGAATACATCGTATCGGGCAGAAGAATATCTGCACATACATTCATCTAATCACAGAGGGAACGGTGGATGAAACAATACTGAAAGCGTTGGCAAAGAAAGAGGACTTGGCAAAGACTATAGTTGATGAATGGAGAAATTATTTTTAATGGCAAAGATTGATATTTTTAATTCGGAAAATAAATACGATATCCTATACACAGATCCACCATGGCAACAAGGCAGGGGTGGAAAGAAGAGAGCAAGACCAAACAGTACTGGAATGGTTGTTCCATATAAAACAATGGACATCCCAGGGATTATGGAGATTCATAACTATGTTGTAAATGAACTGATGAATGAAAAGCACAATGTATTCATGTGGACGATAGACAAATACCTCCCGCAGACAGAGGAAATCATGGATCTTCTTGGCTATAAACTTCATGCAAGACTTATATGGGATAAGGGGAATGGACCAGCGCCTGCCTACACAGTACGTTTCGCACACGAGTATCTGCTCTGGTTTTATAAGAATGGGAATATCATACTTCCAGACAGGGACAAGCGTGGGGCATTTTCCACGGTACTCAGAGAGAACAGCAAGCGGAATCACAGCCAAAAGCCAGATTGTGCCTATCAGATATTAGAAACATTATTCCCACAGGCGAAGAAGCTGGAGCTTTTCGCAAGGACTGAGCGTAACGGTTGGGACCAATGGGGAAATGAATTATAAATCAAAAAAAGGAGCAAATAATGGAAATAGTAATAACATTAGATGACAAAGTAAGAGTTTATAAGGATCTCTTAGATAAAAAGGATGAGCTGGCGGAGCAGACGAAGGAAAATAATAAGCGGCTTGATGAACTTGAGCAGGAAATCGCACAACAGATGGTGGATGAGGAAAAGCCGGATACTACAGTGGACGGTTTCAAGTACAGCCTGCAGGAAAAGACCATATACTCCAAAATTGGAGAAGATAAGCTTATGGAGAAGGGCTTGGACTTCTTTGAAATACTTCGTGAAGAAGGGTTCGGAGATTTGATTATTGAAAGAGTGGATTCAAGGACACTTAATTCAGCAATGAATAATCTTGTAGAGGAAACAGGAGAGCTTCCAGAGGGACTTGCGGAGTGCTTAAGTGTTTACTCACAGCTAAAAGTTTCAAAGCGTAAGGCAAATACAAAGGCTCTTAGCAGAGCCAAGAAAGTACAAGGGGAAATAAATGGATAATTACTTTGAGTGGAAAGAAAATTTAAAAGAAAATATGCAGGAAGTGGCCGATAGAACTCTTGAGCAAATGCAGGAAGACACAATTCTTTCAGAAGTTAAAAACAGACATGAGGGATACGGCATATCTGCAGAACACTATATCATAATGCAAAAATCATTTAAAAGCGTAAAAACGGATATGGATGACTTCCTTAAGCTTTTGCCGGTAGAAGATAAAAATGCTCTAAATACTGTTAGTTCACTATATAATTCAGCAATTGATATGGGAGTGGCTGCAATGGAGTTTGCTGCACAGTGCAAGAGGATACTAGCTGACCTTTATGACAAAGAGAAGTCGCCATTAGAGCAGTACATAGATAAGATGGAGTCAGGTGCAGAAGACTTTGAAGATGTAGGGGAGAATTAAAAATGGCAAAAATTAATTTTACAATCACAAAAGCAAAAAAAGAACAAATTTGTGTCAAGGTATTAGTCAGTGGACCTTCAGGAAGTGGGAAGTCTTATTCAGCACTTAGGCTGGCAACAGGAATTGCAGGTAGGGTAGGTGAAGGAACGAAGATTGGTTATATCGGAACAGAGGGTATGAGAGATAAGCTCTATGCAAATGAGTTTGACTATGATCTTATCAGTCTTGAAGAGTACAGTCCTGATTATTACATTGCTGCTATAGATGCATTCTTAGATGCAGAATACAAGGTCATTATTATAGATTCTATGACGCACCTATGGAACTGGGTGCAGGACCAGGTACAGGTTACCACCAAGGGTGATAATACATTCCAAGCTTGGGGAAAATATAAAAAAGAGAATAAGAAAATTATTGAAAAGATTCTTCTTGCACCGGCACATATCATAGTGACAGCTAGAGGTAAGGACGAGTATGTCCTTGAAGCAAACAGCCGTGGAAAGATGGCTCCACGAAAGGTAGGTGTGGGAGCTCAGCAGGATAAAGATATTGAATATGAGTATATGGTCACATGGATGATTGATCAGGATACTCACCTTGCAGAGGCGGTAAAAGACAACACTCATATATTTGAAGGTAAAATTCAGGTACTTGATGAGAAATCCGGAGAGGCACTCTATGACTGGGCAAATGACGGTGATCCTGTTAAGTCTCCGGCACAAAGGGCAGAAGAGGTGAAAAAGATACAGGATGAAATCACAGAAAAGGCAACAGAACTTGGTGGTTCAAAGAATAAAGATATGATGAAGTGGTATAAGGATAAGTTTGGTGGAAATCATAAGAATAATAAAGACCTTGAGTTCTTAAAGCAAGCTTTAAGCGAGATAAATCAATTCAAAGCAGTAGCAGAGGAACAAAAGGAGGATAAGAGTGAATAAAGTAATACTTATCGGAAGATTTGTACGTGATCCTGAAATAAGGTACACATCAAATGATAAATGCTGTGCGAATTTTAGTATAGCGGTAGATAGAAAGTATAAGCAGGAAGGGCAGCAAGATGCAGACTTTCCCCGAGTAATAGCTTGGGGAAAAACTGCAGAATTCATTGAAAAATATTTCAGGCAGGGAATGAAGATAGTAATTGAAGGACGAATCCAGACAGGCAAATATACAAATAAAGAAGGTCAAACAGTTTATACAACTGATGTGGTCGCAGAGTCTGTTGAATTTGCCGAAAGTAAATCTGCCACATCAGGCAATAACAATAAGTCTAAACCTGCAAAAAGCGACAACTATCAAGGCATGGATGATGATGGATGGATGAGTATACCCGATGATGTAGATGATGAGGGACTGCCGTTTAATTAAAAGGAGGAACTATGAGACCATTGTATGGAAGTTTTGATTACTTAAAACAAAGAGAATGTATTCAAGTAGGAGAAATTATAGATCCTGAAACATTTTATCATTTTTCGAATAATTCAACTTTTCAAAGAGATGATATATTTCAAATAGATTATGTAGCAGCAATAATCGGAGATGTTGGGCTTTATGATACCATAGCAAAAACGAATAAATATGCACCTTGGAGATACATGGGCCAGTGCGAAAAGGGACATATAGAGAATAAGAATCCTGCACTGATGCCGTTTGTATATGTTTGTTCAAGGTACAGAGCAAAGACATCAGATGAAAGGCTACAAAATATTGAACTTGCTAAATACGCTTGTGAGAGAGTCATACATACAGGTGCAATACCTATAGCACCACATTTATACTTTACCAGATTTTTAAATGATAATGATGAATTTGAGAGAGACTTTGGTATGGAAGCCGGCAAAAAGATGATGGAGATGTGTAGTTCTTTCTTTGTACTCACAGTAGATGAAGAAATAAGTGAGGGTATGGATGAAGAAATTAAATATATGACAGAGATACTTGGACTTGAGGGTAGTAACAAGAACTATACAAAGGAAGAGGCAAAAAGGATTGTAAAACAAAGATTGGAGATTTGATATGCGTGTAGATGAAGTGGATATTGATCACTTGGTCGATTATAAAACTGAATATTCTCGCATCATCCAAAAACATAAAATCTCCGGAGCTAATCTGACAGGTCTGTGTCCATTTCATGATGATAAAAACAATTCCTTTTCAGTAGACTTAAAAACAGGTTGTTGGAAATGTCATGCTGAAGATAGAGGCGGAAATTTCACATCATTTTATGCGGAACTTAACGGTATCGATACTAAAGAAGCTTATAAAGCCATATTAAAGCAATATGGAGCTTACAAGCCTGAAGAAGATAAGAAGTCTGAAGGGAGTCTATTATCATATAGCGTAGCACAGTATGTACTTGAAAAGAGGCTCCCTGAAGAGTTCCTGAAAGAACAGTGTTGTCTACAGACAAAGAGGGACAAGCAGGGAGTCCAGTATTTATATATTCCATACTTTAATGAAAACTCCGATGAAGTAACATATAGAAAGAGATATGGAGACAAACAATTCAGATGGAAGTATGGAGCCGGTAAAGACATTTGTCTGTATGGCGAATGGAAGCTTGAGCAAATTCGCAATGCAGGATATGTGGTATTGGTTGAAGGCGAGTCAGACAGTCAGAGTATGTGGTATATGGGAATAAGTACACTTGGAGTACCGGGAGCCTCTATGATGAGAAAAGAGTGGGCAACCACTCTGCAGGATTTAAAAGTGTATATCCATGTTGAACCAGATAAAGGTGGTGAAACATTCCTTCATAAAGTGACTACGGCACTAAGAGATGGCAAGTTTATCGGACAAGTATACAAGTGGAGTTGTAAAAACTTCGGGTGCAAAGATCCTTCAGACGTGTATATCAAGTATGGCAAGGAAGAAGCTGCCGAAAAGATAAAATCAGCCATAAGTAATGCCAAAGCTATAGATATAGATGAGGAATCAATTCCTGAAGCTTTACCGGGAGCACCTGTGAATTTAAGGCAGCCTGAGGGGTGGATTTATTCAGATAAGGGTATAAGCAAGATTGATGAGAAGAAATTTACACCCATAACAGTTTGTAGAACTCCGATTATATTAACTAGAAGACTTCGCAGTATGGAGACCGGAGAAGAAAAAATGGAGGTAGCATTTAAAAGGGATGGTACCTGGCACAAAGCAATATATCCAAGGAGCACTATATTCACGGCAAGAGGAATCACTGTGCTGTCAGACCTTGGTTGCACAATTACTTCAGAGAATGCAAAACAGGTAGTAAAATTTTTATCTGCTCTGGAAGCGGAGAACATAGACATCATAAAAAAGGCTGACTCTACATCTACATTCGGATGGCAGGAAGGGAAGAGATTTATACCTGGACATGATAAAGATATAGTGCTTGATATAGATCCATCGCAAAGGGTACTTGCCGCTGCCTACTGTCAAAATGGTACATTTAAAGACTGGCTTAATATGATGAGGTCACACAGGAAGAGAGATAAGTTCAGATTTATTTTAGCTGCAGGCTTTACTGCTCCGCTTCTTAGAATAATTAAACAAAGAATATTTTTCGTTTATAACTGGGGAGGCTCAAAAGGAGGAAAGACTGCAGGTTTAAAGGCTGCATTGTCTGCGTGGGGTGATCCGGAGCGACTGATGGTAAATTTTAATGCAACACAAGTAGGCTTGGAGAGAACGGCATCCTTTTATTGTGATTTGCCGCTTGGCATTGATGAGCGACAGCTGGCAGGAAATAATCAAAACAGTCTTGAAAAGATAGTATATATGATTGCAAGTGGAACAGGAAAGATACGAGGAGCAAAAAGCGGTGGAATACAGGCTATGCAGACATGGAGAACGGTAGCATTGGCGACCGGAGAAGAACCTTTGTCAACGGAAACCAGTCAGACCGGTGTAAGCACCCGTGTGCTGGAGGTTTACGGCGGACCGTTTGATGATGAGAGAGAAGCGTCTCTTATGCATCAACAATCTGTGATGAACTGTGGCTGGGCAGGACCAGCGTACATCGCAATGCTGATGCACACGGACGAAAAGAGTATTGCTCTAAAATATGACGAAATGATGCAGTTTGTGTATCGATTAAGCAAAGGAAAGAGCGGTTCGCATATAGCCGGCATTGCTGCAGTGGCATTGACAGATGCAATTATAGATACATGGCTGTTTGAGGACTCAGAGTGGCTTCGTAGATATGAAGCTGGAGAATTCGACACTAAAGAGGCTAAGGACAATCCTGAAGCATTACAGGTAGCTCCTGAGTCATGGGAAAGGGCAAAGGAGATGGCAAGAAGCATCCTAAAAGAGCAAATGGATGCAGACGTTGGCGATGTAAATGAAAATGCTACGCAATACATCGTGGACTGGATACTTTCAAATAAGGACAGTTTTGGAGAAAATACATATGGAACTTGTCTGGGAATGATAGAAGGACAGAACGCATATATATTTCCTTCAATGCTTACACAAGCTCTTGCAAAGGCTGGATACTCTTCAAGAAAGACAATGAAATATCTTGCGGATAAAGAACTAATTGGTACAAGTATATCAAAAGATGGTACGTCAAAAAATTCTGTTATTAAATGGTTTAGTAATAGGAGTTGTCGCTTTGTGGAGTTTCACCTGAGCAAGCTTGTAAAGGAAAAGAATTCGCAGGAAGAAGCATCCGAGAATACTGAAGAAGAGTGGACCAAGTTATCTGAAGGAGAGCAAATGGAGCTGCCTTTCAACTAATTTTGACTTCAAAAAAGATAGTCACCAAATTCTAATTTGAATTGAAAGTATTGCAATTTGGTGACTGCTGTTTTGCATAATAAATATATGTTACAGAAGTTTAAATTTATACAAAACGACAGTTTAGACCTTACACCTAATTACAAAGTCGATTTAGGTGTAAGGTTAGGTGTAAGGTTTTGAATTGCCTAAAAGTGGCTTAAATAAAGGCTTTTTTATACATCCTTACACCTATTACACATCTTACACCTATTTATATACCTATCTGCTTTTTGATGGAAGTGGAGTTCTATAGTCACCAAATTTTAAAAAAACAAGGTGTATATTCAAAAATTAGGTGTTAGGTGTAAGGAATGCCTACAAATGGCGTAGTTAAGCCATTCTTTCCTTACACCTAAGCTTTTTTCAGGTGTAAGGTTTATAAAAAGGTGTAAGGATTTAGAGGTGGAAAGATGGATATCCAAAGTCAGATTGATGAACTTAAGAGGCTTGTGGAGAGACTAAAGAAAAATGATTTAAATGTCCCTAAAGAGGATCTAATGGCGAAGTATAAAAAATCTTACATGGAGCTAAAAAATGAAATAAAGAAGATAACAGATAGTCTGATAGATGAGATACTGATAGAGGGTTTGCTGATTGTTAAAGATGAAAGGGGATATAAATGCCTGGAAGATATAAGCAGGTTTGTTGAAAAGAAAAAGGATGAAGGAATTATTAGGCAATACAGTGATCTGATATTTAAAGAATATAATGTGGATAAGTTGATTGAACTGGCTAAGGATGTCAAAGCAGAAATTAACGAAATCTACGGTAAGTATTTAGAGGAGGTAGGGTAATGGGTGTGATGGAAGCATTGGCAACGCTTAGAGAAGAAGTCAAGGAAGATGATAGCCGGTATTTGCCTTGGACATGTGTGTTATTAAAAAAAGAATGTATTGAAAAGTCTAAAAGTTGTTATGACTGTAAAATATTTCAAGACTATGATACTAATATGAGGAGAGAACATGGGAAATAAAGAAGGATACAAGGATCCAACTGCTGATATTGCAATACACAGAGCGTACCATACTCGTGGTAAATTAGATTATACGAAGTTCAACTCTTATGATGAGCTTAAGGATTATATAATGCAAAGGTACAAAATAAAGACCATATATGAAGCCGAAGTTTACATTAGGGAGCACATGCCAAAAGAATCGTATTTTCAAAAGCAAATAATGGACTGGATTAATAAAAATATCCCAAGTGCCGCTGTTTGGAAAGAAGCAGCCGGTCCATACTCAATAAGTGGTATTCCTGATATAACTTGTATAATAAGGGGACAGTATTATGGATTTGAGGTTAAACGACCATTCATTGGGAGACTCAGTAAGATTCAGAGAGAAACAATTGACTGGATAAATAGATCAGGTGGTAGGGCGCATGTTGTGACTTCGGTAAAGGAAGTGGCAGAGATTTTGAAAGATGAAATTAAAGGGGTGTTTGATGGGAGCTGTGACAATGACAGCTAAAGAGTATCTAAGACAATTGAAAACCCTTGATTGCCTTATAAAGGCGAAGGAACTTGAGAAGGAAAGACTTATATCATTGGCTGAAAAAGTTAGCGTGAGCTTATCAGAGAAGGTACAAGGCGGATCAGGCGGTGGAGCAGAGAATGCAATAGTTGATAGTGTGGATCTAGAAAAAGAGATTACTGCAGATATTAAAAAGCTTGTAGAATTATTAGAAGAGGCAAGAGGGTTTATAAATAAGTTAGATAATGAGAGGTACAAAGCAGTATTATCAATGCGATATATATCTGATATGACATTTGAAACGATAGCAGACACGATGCATTATTCACTAGGCACAATACATAATCTGCACGCAAGGGGGCTGAAAGAGTTTGATAAAGTATTTAGTGAGAAAAAGTGAAGAAAAGTGAAGAAAAGTGAATAAAAATGAAGAAAATAAAGTTAGAAGTGTGGTATGCTATATACGTGAAAAGTTTAAGCAAGTACTTTTTCATAAGATCCTCCTTTTAAGGGTATGAGAGCGGGTGGGCATTTTACCGCTCTCAAATTTGAGGATAATCGTTGCGATGAAACTCCATACTATTTTTCGTTTTAAGGCGGTCAAGATTGGCTGTCTTTTTTGTTTACAGAAAGGAGCTGATGATATATCAAGTTAACTTTAAAACAACAGAGATTTGCTGATGAATATATCGTCAGTGGGAATGCGACAGAGGCATATAAAAAGATATATACAAGAATAAAAAACGATAGCGTAGCAAGGTCGGCGGGCAATAGAATGTTGACAAATGTTAGCATTAAATCCTATATTGACGAAAAATTAAAAGAGTTATCAGACAAAAAGATTGCAGACCAACAGGAAGTCCTTGCTTATTTAACCTCAGTTCTTAGAGGAGAGACTCAATCAGAGATTGTAGTCGTTGAGGGACAAGGCGAAGGAGTAAGCAGAGCGAAGCCTATGCAGAAAGCTCCTGACGAGAGAGAAAGGCTTAAGGCTGCAGAATTACTTGGTAAGCGTATGGGATTGTTTAAAGAAAGGGTTGAGCTAAGCACAGATGAGCCTAGCAAGAAGCTGTCCGACATACTGGATCAGCTGGGAGGTGAGGGCCTTGAAGAGTAGCTTCCCGCTTTCGGGTAAGTATATCGACTTCATAAATTCGACAAAAGGAGTCAATGCTGACTTCCTGGAAGGGACAACGGCATCAGGTAAAACTACAGTAGGTGCCGGAGTAAAGTTTATGAAGATGGTGAGTGCCAGTAAAAAGAAACTGCACATCATAGCAGCCAAGACTACCGGAGTTGCAGAGAAGAACATCATACAGCAGGATAACGGAATATTGGACATACATAATACCGCTGTTTACTGTGGTAATGGAGATAAGGATAACAAGATACCGCACATAAAGTTTGAGGGTAAAATAATATATGTTCTGGGGTACGATAACAGAGACAAGTGGGAGCTTGTCCTCGGATCGCAGTTTGGATGTGTGTACATTGATGAGATTAATACCGCTAACATTGAGTTCGTCAGAGAAATATCAACAAGAAATGATTATCTGATGGCAACGCTGAATCCTGATAATCCGGACCTACCCGTATATAAAGAATTCGTAAACAGGTCAAGGCCGTATAAGAAGTATGAGCAGGATGTCCCTAAAGAAATATTGGAAGAGCTAAAAGAAAAACCGGTACAAGGATGGAAGTACTGGTTTTTTTCGTTCAGAGATAACTTAAGCTTAACAGAAGAGCAGATTGCTAAAAAGATAGAGTCTGCTCCTGCAGGAACAAAGCTTTACAAGAATAAAATTCAAGGTTTGCGAGGTAAAGCTACGGGCTTGATATTCTCGAACTTTGATAGAAAAAAACATGTAATAAGTGTTGCTGAAGCTAAGAAGTATGAGTTTAGGAAGTTTAGTGCTGCATTGGATACAGCCTACTCCAGCAAGAGTCCTGACACTATAGCAATGGTATTCCAAGGCATTACCAAGTGCCGTAAGGTTATAACTCTTACCGAAAAAGTATATAACAACGCTAACCTTGATACGCCTTTGGCACCGTCCGATACGGTGCGCAAGTTCATTAATTTTCTTGATGAGAATAAGGATACATGGGGAACAGTAAGGGAAGTATTTATAGACAGTGCAGACCAAGCGACCATAACAGAGCTTAATAAGTACAAGAGACTAAATGGCTCAATATATAAATTTAACAATGCCTACAAGGCTATGAAGATTATAGACCGTATAAATCTAATGCTTGGATGGATACAGCAAGGCGCATACTTAGTGTGTGATAGCTGTACAGAGCATCTTAAAGAGATTGATACATACAGCTGGAAAGAGGATAAGGATGAACCGGAAGATGCAAACGACCATACTATAAATTCGAGTCAGTATTCGTGGATACCGTATAAGCATCTTATAGGATTTGAAGAGAAAGAGAGACCGGATGAGGATAATGGAGACTATTAAAAAGAGTATACGAAGGTGGCTTGAGATACAGCCGGCAGATCCATACAACATAAAAATAATAGACAGCATAGATTTTGAAACGAACGCTATCCGCAACAAAATATGGTACAGAGGTGATAGCAATGAACTTGAACAGCTGTACAGCCAGTTACTTGAGCATGCTGACAAATATAAGTTCTGGGCATCAAAAAGTACTCCAGGACAGGAGATAAGAAAAGTGCACACAGGTTTGCCTGGGCTTATTGTCAAGGTGCTTACGGATGTTGTTCTCAACGATCTAAACGATTTCGATTTTGAGTCAGATAAGTATAAAAACCTATGGCAGGATTTCGACAAAGAAGATCTGTTCTTAGAGCAGTTAAACACAGCACTTAGAGAAATGCTGTACATGGGTGATGGTGCTTGGAAGATAATTATTGACACAAAGTTCAGTCAATATCCTATGTCTGAGTGGGTGTCAGGTCTTTATGTTGATTATGTATATCAGTACGGCAGAGTTAAAGAGGTTATTTTTAAGACAGCATATAAGGAGAGCTATAAGACTTATACACTACATGAGATATATGGGTATGGATATATAAATTACAGATTGTATCTGGGAGATAAAGAAGTACCGCTTACCACTATTGAAGCGACAAAGCATTTGACTGATTTAGCCTTTGATAAGGCGGTTATTTTGGCGGTTCCTGCAAAGATATATTCGAGCAAGAAGTATCAAAACAGAGGCGGTTCAATCTTTGATGACGGCAAGCTTGACAATTTTGATGCGTTTGATGAAGCGTGGAGTCAGTGGATGGATGCGCTCAGGGCAGGAAGGGCAAAGACGTATATACCTGAAGGCCTGCTGCCAAGAGACCCAAACACGGGGGTGCTTATAAAGCCGAACGCTTTTGACAACAGATATATATCTACTGAAGCAAATATGTCGGAAAAGTCCGATAACAGAATCAGCACTGAACAGCCGGCAATACCACATGATAGCTATTTAGCTTCGTATGTAACTGCATTAGACCTTTGTTTGCAGGGAATTATAAGTCCCAGCACATTAGGTATTGATGTGAAGAAGCTTGATAATGCGGAGGCACAAAGAGAAAAGGAAAAAGCCACCCTTTATACAAGAGGTTCAATAGTAAAAGCTTTACAAAAGGTATTGCCAAGAGTTATACAGGCTTATTTTGATGCATACAACATACTGAATAAGGCTGCATTGGAAGAAGTAAAGGTTGATGTGAACTTTGGAGAGTATGCAAATCCAAGTTTTGAAAGCCAGGTAGAAACCGTGGCAAAAGCAAAAACAGGCGGAATTATGAGTATAGAGGCATCTGTTGACGAGCTTTATGGGGATAGCAAAGATGAAGAATGGAAAAAGGAAGAAGTAGCAAGGCTTAAGGCAGAGCAGGGGATCGTTGAGATGGAAGAGCCTGCGCTTAAAGGGGGTATTGATAAATGATAGTATCGATAATGAATCACCAATACAAAATGTCGAAAGAACAGTACAAGGGGATGTTAAAGCTGGCATCTGAGCAGGTGCCTAGCGGTATTTATGCGATAGAGAAGAACGGATATGCTGAGCTAAGACGAGATAGGACCGAAAGTAAGACAAAGCACAAAGAACTTGTAAGACAGTTCAAGCAATCAGGCTTTAAGGTATATAGTAATGAGCCGTCCAGATAATGCTTTAGGTTTTGTAGAACCTGAGTATGATATAGGCAAAGCTTTTGACAAGATAGAAAATGAACTTATATCCTCTATGATAAGGAATATGGATAGGCACAGAGCTGAAGAGCTAAAAGAGGGCTATGACTGGGAAATGTGGCAGGCCTTACAGCTTAAGCAGTTAGAAAAGTATAAAAAGCTAAATGCTGCAAGATTCAAGGGCAGGTTTAAAGATATTAACAGCCGGATAGAAGATCTGATTAGAGAGTCCAATAAAAAAGGCTATCTTTCAGAAGAGATAAAGATACTTGAGGCTATAAAACAAGGTTTCTTTGCTAATAGATCGGAGGAAGCTTTAGCAGGTGCTTTCTTTAGACTTAATGAGAGGAAGCTTAACGCCCTTGTAAGAGCAACTGTAAAGGATATGAGTACTGCAGAGACTGCAATACTTAGAATGGCTAATGACAGATACAGAAGAGCTATATTTGATGCTCAAGTCTATGCTAATACCGGAGCAGGTACTTATGAGAAGGCTGTAGATATGGCTACAAAGGATATGCTTGCAGCAGGCCTTAAATGTGTTGAATACTCAAATGGAGCAAGGCACACATTAGCTAACTACGCTAGAATGGCCATAAGGACTGCAAATAAGAGGGCGTATCTGCAGGGCGAGGGCACAAAGAGGCGTGAGTGGGGGCTAAGCACAGTCATAGTAAATAAAAGAGGTGGAGCTTGCCCGCTATGTTTACCTTTTGTGGGCAAGGTTATGATAGATGATGTATGGAGTGGCGGAAAGGCTACAGACGGACCTTATATGCTACTTAGCTCTGCTATAGCTGATGGATTTTATCACCCAAACTGTAAAGATAGTCACAGTACTTACTTTCCTATGCTCGATGATAATCCAGTATCTAGATTCTCAAAAGGAGAGCTTAAAGAGATTGAGGAAGGCTACAGACAAGAACAACTTATTAATTACGCAGATAGGCAAGTGGAGAAATATGCAAGATTGTCCCAGAACTCCCTTGACAGTGAAAATGCAGGCAACTATAGGAAGAAAAGCAAAGAATGGAAAAATAAATTATATAGATTTATAGACAAGATGGTAGCAAAAGGTTTTTTGATTGATGAACTACCTCCGGGTTATAGAGATGAAATATTGGATATAATAGACAACTCAAATAACACGGTTAAGAATATAATAAACCGTAACATAAGCAAAATCACTTTTGCCAACTACAAAATACTAGGAATTGGATTTTGTGACAACAAAGGTATATTCGTGAATTTGAGCAAAGACTCGAATAACAAATTAGGTAAATTTAAGACAACGTTTCATGAATTAGGGCACCATATGGATCGTTTAGAGTCATTGACTGATAACAATAAATATTTTGAGCAAGCACTATATGATGATTTTTCTAATCTTGAAAAGAGTGTTATGGCTCGCTATAATATAAGCAGTAAAGAGGCATACAAGCTTATAAGCTCATTTTTAACCAAGAATAAATCTCTGCATTCGGTGTCAGATATAATAGGCGGGATAACAAATAATGCTTGCGTAGGAACTTGGGGGCATTTTCAAAAAGATTATTGGGTAGGCAACAGAGTAGCAAAAGAAGCTTTTGCACATTTTTTTGAAGCAACCGCAAGGAATGATAAACAAAAACTCCTGCACATAAAGCAGGTTTTTCCTACGGCTTATAGTGAATTTATGATGATGATTAGATAATCAAAGGAGGAATACATGATACCTGATTTTATATTAAAAGGAGATAGCGTTGATGTTGACCCCGAAGTTGAAAAATTCGGGCAACTTGTCCTAGAATACAGAGAAAAGATAGGAGATGAACTTATTACAGAAGCATCTTCGTGGTCATTAAAGGAGTGGATAGAAATCCTTGAAGAGTGTTTGCATAGTGGAAAAACATATTGGGAAGTCACGGGAGAAATATATAGGGGATACGATAAGTCAGTAGATTATTGAAAATACATTAAAGCACTTTATGAAGTATAAGGTGCTTTTTTAATGCAAAGAAAGAGGTGATTATTATAAAAGTAAAGGTAATAAGTGACTTTTATGACTCTGCAGCCGGAAACATTCTAAAAAGAACCGGAGACATAATAGAAGTCACAGAGGAAAGATTTAATGCCTTAAAGGGCTATGTAGAAAAAATAGAGACCAAGCAAAATAAGGACGCATAAGCGTTCTTTTTTATTGCCCAAACACGATAAGGCTTTAAAAGATGCGTGGCAGGCGACACCTATGACAATGGATTGATGTAGTGGGACACACTAAAAATGGATTAAAGGAGTAATAAACAATGAATGAGAATCAGACAGTGGATGTTCAGGAGCAGAACAATCAAAACCAAGCAATTACACAGCAGGGCAGCACTGCGCCAACTATCGATTATGACAAGATACAGCAGATGCTTAACGGTACATTGGCTGCTAAAGAGGATACAGCTTTAAAGGCTTACTTTAAACAGCAGGGGCTGAGCCAAGAAGAACTTGAGCAGGCTGTAGCTACATTCAAACAGCAAAAGGCAGCTAATCAACCGGATGTGGCTTCAATCAAATCAGAGCTTGATAGTTACAAGAAACAGGTGTTAATGGCTGAGATAGACAAGAGTGCTTTGTATGAGGTACTAAATCTTGGAGTTGATATAAAAACAGCGCCTTATGTAATCAAGATGGCAGATTTGACAGGGGCTATAGGTCAAGACGGAAACATAAATCTGGAAGCAGTAAAAAAGGCCGTTGAAAAGGTGCTTGAAGATATTCCGGGGCTGAAACCCTCAGCAACACAAACAAGTGGCTTTGTGCAGGTTGGCACAGGTGCCACAGGAGACAATCAAACATCACAGGCAAGTAATGATGCACTGAGAGCAGCATTTGGCCTTAAGTAAGAAAGGAATTAATTATGGCAGTTTACAATTACGCAGAAACATTTACAAACCTATTGCAGGAAGTATATTCAAAGGAGCTTTGCTCAGATGCATTGGCAAAGAGTAATCCTGGAGTTGTTTTTATAAACGCTCAGACAATAAAGCTTCCAAGATTGACAACATCAGGATACAAGGATCATACACGTACAGCAGGATTTAATGCCGGAACACTCAGCAATGACTGGGAGGCAAAGAAGCTTGCTCACGACAGAGATATTGAGTTCTTCGTAGACCCAATGGATATTGACGAGACCAATCTCACATTATCAGTGGCAAATATACAACATACTTTTGAGACGGATCATGCAATCCCTGAGAAGGATAGCTATAGATTTTCAAAGCTCCATGCTGAGCTTACAACTTACCACGGAAGAATTGACACAACAGTTATCACTGCTGCAAACTTCCTTGCAGCATTTGATGAGGAAATGTCAAGAATGGATGAGGCGTCTGTTCCTGAAGAGGGAAGAATCCTTTATGTAACTCCGCCTATGGCAAAGATTATAAAGGAGGCAGAGGGATTACAGAGAGTAATGTCTGTAACTGCACCAAGCAATGTGAACAGAAACGTACATAGCTTAGATGATGTTGAGATTAAGAAGGTGCCGTCTTCAAGAATGAAGACAAAGTATGACTTTACTGACGGTTGCAAGCCGGGAGCAGGTGCGAAGCAGATCAACTTTATCCTTGTTCATCCATCTTGTGTAGTCGCAAGGGATAAGTACAGCTATATTAAGTTGTTTACACCTGGCACAGACTCAAGAACAGCAGACGGATACATCTATCAGAACAGAAACTATGGAGATTTGTTCTTGCTTGAGAAGAGAGTAGCAGGATGTGCAATGAACGTGCAGGCAT